GGGCCATCTTCTTGTGGTAAGACAACATTAGCTCTTACAATAGCTCAAAAATTACAAGCTGATGGAAGAGATGGGTTTTACATAGATGCTGAAAATAGATTAAAACCAATGAATCTACAAGGTATAGCTGGTTTAAATCCCGATAAGCTTCATGTAATTAGGTCTTGCGAAGATAGAATATTAACTGGAGACGATTTCCTTCAAATAGGAACAGAAATACTCCAAAATAAGAAATACTGTTATTTAATCATAGATAGTGCTTCTTCACTTTGCCCTACAAGTGAAATGGAATCAGATGTTTCTGGAAGTATCAGAAGTACAACTCCAAAGATGTTTGCTTCATTCTGTCGAAAGAATGCTGGTTATGTTAATACAAATAACAATGTTGTAATCATCATTAAACACATAATAACCAACACTTCCGGATACGGAGCGACGTTCAATGAAGATGGTGGAGTTAAATTACAATTCCAAGCTGATGTTAGAATTACCACTGTAAGAAAACCAGAAACTTGGGAGCATAGTGGTAAGATAATAGGTCAAATTCCAGAATGGACCGTTCTTAAATCAGCAACCGGAGCTTCTAACAAAACATTCAAATCATATTTAAGATATGGTATTGGAATTGATAGTATAATGGAGATAGTTGAACTAGCTCAAGATTATGGTTTAATCGAGAAGAAAGGTTCATGGCTATATCTAAACGCAGATACAGAAAATGAAGTAAAGATTCAAGGTTCGGATAATCTTAGAGAACTTCTTGTTCAAAAACCCGAATTGTTAGAAGAATTGAAGAAAAAAATAAATGAAATTCACGGGATTTGATGGACGAATATACACATTAAGTTCAAAAAGCTATTTAGTCTATGGAGATACTACTAAGCAAGTATCAAAATTACACGCTAAAGCTAGAGTATTTCTAAAAGAGTTATTTCCAAATCATCTAATCTTAGAAGAAGTTACATTGCCGGGAAGTAAGGTTTCAGGAGTATGTTCATATCTAAGATTAGATTTTTTATTACCTCAACTTGATTTAGCGGTAGAAGTTCATGGGGAACAACATTATAAATTTACTGATATTTATCATAAAGATATAAATGATTATAGAATTGCTGTTAAAAGAGATAAATATAAAATTGAATGGTGCGAACTTAATAAACTAACGATAGTAGAACTTAAATATAATGAGAGTATAGATGAGTGGAGAGAAAACGTCAGAAAATCAATATATAACTGATAAAATAGATAAGTTAAATGAACAAATAGATGCTTTAAAAAAACAATATGGATTACTTTCGATTGTTTTTGATGAAAAAATTGAAGATATAATCAATTTTTCTTGGAACGAAATTGAAAAATTAACTCCATCAGAATGTTTACAATATTCATATATGTTAAACCAATATGCTCTATGTTTAACTTCAAAAATTAATGGATTTAAGTCAGTAAAAAGGTTTTGTTTAAATGCTCTAAACTTAGTTATATCAAGCAATTATAAGAATTTTAAAGTTGACTATTCTGCTGGAGATGTAACAAAATATCTAATCATTAAAAATGATGCTTATGCAAAAGTTTTAAATGAAAAAATATTAGAGTTAGAAATAAATATAGAAACGTTAGAATCTTTAATACCAATTATTAACAATATCAATAATACATATAAAAGTATGTCATATATAAAGAGAGAGCCGGATAATGAATATAACTAAAAAATTAAAAGAGGGAATTGAATCCAGAGATTGGAATGCTATTATAGAAGTGTATTCTAGTTTGAGTGATGAACCTCTATCACTTCATGATGATAATGAAAAAGAATATGAAGAACCTAGTTATGATGATGCTAATAGAGAACTTCAAGAAATAGCAGTAAAGATAAAGAATGATGAATATATATTTAAACCAAATTCGGCACCTAGAGTTTTAGTTGACGAAGATGGTAAAACTATGTGTAGAAGCGAACGTTTTGATAAATCTAAAACAAAGATTAATACATTTATAGATGATGGAACAATAGCTACTGAAGATAGAAAATTTGATAAGGTTATAGCTAAGAAAACTGCGGCTAGAGATAGACCTCAATATAAACAAATTAAAACTGTCTGTAGTAGATGTAATAGAGATAGCTATGCTGAAAGTGCCGCTTTAGCAAAATATCATATTTGTAGAACTTGTACTGAAAGGATATCTCGTGGAAGCTAAAAAGGCTATTGATAGAATACCTAAAAACTTAGCTGCTGAAAGAGCTGTTTTAGCTGGTATTTGTAGATATGGTCAAAATAGTTGGTGTGAGATTCAAGATATTGCTGACTCAACAATTTTTACAGATACTGATAATAAGATTATATTTTCTTGTATCAAACAAGCCGTTGAAGGTTCAGATAAGATAGATATCTCATCGGTTATTTCAGCCGGAACATCACTTGGTTATGCAGAGAGTTTAAATTCAAAAGACCAAAAAGAATATATTCGTTCCCTATTTGCTTTCCCAATTGAGAAAGAGAATGTAAGAAAACAAGCTATTATTCTAAAGAAATTAGATGTAGCAAGAAAAGGGCAAGAGCTAGTAAAGAATATATATAATAGTCTATCTTCTATTACAGGCTCTGAGGGTATCAATGAGATAGTCTCTAAATTAGAAAGCCCACTATTAAACTTCAGCACTTCATTAGATAATGATGATTCAGATAAAACTGTTCTAATTATGGATGGAATGCAAGAATTCCTAGATTATATTGAGGAAAATGGTGGAGGTTTAATGGGTATCCCATCTCCATTTGCTAGATATAATGAGTTTATTGGTGGTGGGCGTAGACGTGGTGGCGTTTATTTAGTTGGAGCTAGACCAAAGGTTGGTAAAAGTACAATGGCTTTAAACGACGCTCTACACGTTGCGGCAATATTAAAAATTCCGGTACTGTATCTTGATACAGAAATGAGTCAAGACGCTCAAAGACCGAGAGTTATGGCTAACTTAGCTAAAATTAAAATCAAAGAAATTGAATCTGGTTCATTTAAAGACAATCAATTCAATAAAACTAAATTACAAGAAACCGTTAAGGCAAATGAAAAAATGCCTTTCTATTATAGAAAAATTTCTGGTAAACCTTTCGATGAGATTCTTGGAATTATCAGAAGATGGGTTACACAGGATGTCGGTATTGATAAAGAGACAGGTAGAACTAAAGATTGTATTGTAATATATGATTACTTTAAATTAATGAGTGCTGATTCAGTTGAATTAATGCAAGAATACCAAGCGTTAGGATTTCAAATTTCAGCGTTAGCAGATTTTCTAGGTAAGTATGATATTACCTGTCAAGCGTATGTACAACTTAATAGAGATGGTATTAGTAAGGAAACTTCTGATATTATTTCACAATCAGATAGATTACTTTGGTTATGTGCATCTTTTGCTATTCTGAAAAGAAAAACGCAAGAAGAAATAGAAATTGATGGAATTGAGAATGGTAACACTAAATTAATTCCAACTGTAGAACAGAGGTTTGGTCCCGGTATGGATGAAGGTGATTATATCAATCTATTCGTAGATAGAGATAAGTGCATCATGATAGAGGGAAAAACAAAATCTGAAATCAAAGTTAACAAGTCAGAAGGATTCGATGTTGTTGAAGACGGACATGAAGATGAAGAAGTTTCAGATGAAGAATTCAACAAAGTAGATTATGGTGATGACCAATACAGAAAAGACAGTGGACTTTGGAAAAGTAAATGAAATTATTGCTGATAATGCAGCGATGATTTTAGATACAATAGGGATTGAATATAAAGAATATAGGGATAGAATTGCCATATCATGCCCTATTCATGAATCATCAAGAGAAGAGTCTCTAACATTATTTACAACTGGTAATAACTACGTTGGTAATTTTGTTTGTTGGACTAATCATTGTGAACATGATATTGGACGTGGTGGTATTAATTTAGTTAAGTTTCTTTTAGAGAAAAAGTATAAAAAAACATACAGATTGATTGATGCTGTAGAATGGGTACTTCAAACTACTAAAAATGATGTACCTGAAGTATCATTAGCTCATAAAGAAAAGAAAAATTTCACTAAATATGCAATATCATTATCCGATAATGAGAAAGAAGAAAAGCCAAAGATTACAAGAGAATATGTTCGGTCAACATTGTCTATTCCATGTAAGTATTATTTAGATAGAGGTTACTCAGAAAGCACTTTAGATAAATATGATGTTGGGATTTGTTTAAGACCTAAAACTCAAATGTATATGCGAGCTGTCGTTCCCGTTTATAATGATGGGTATATGATAGGCTGTGTTGGTAGAAGTTTAAATGATAAGTGTGATATTTGTGGAAAATATCATAACAAAAATAAATTATGCCCTTCAAATAAATTAGAAGAACGTTGGGCACAAAAATGGATTAACTCAGATGGCTTTACATCTGGTAAGAATCTATACAATATATGGTTTGCTAAACCTGAAATTATAGCATCTAATTCCGTTATCTTAGTCGAAGGGCAAGGT